GTTATGATATTTATGTAGATGGTGTTTTATATGAGAATACAACCGGTGGAGTAGTAATAACTGAAACTTGGGTGTTGAAACCCGCCGATGAAATGACTGGAAGCATTGACACGGTGACAGTCAACTTCACCTCAAACAATCAACAATTTGTTTCTATCAGACAATCCGCAAAAGGCGATTTATTCTATGGAATACCTAATAGCGATGAAGAAACAGTTTTAATTTTGGGAGCTTGGCAAAATGAAGCTTATCGAACAATTGTATTTGATGAACCTGTGACTAGCGATGTATTACTTACTTGGTTGACTAACTACGGTACAAAACAATAATTCAAACCCTGTCGGTAGGTGGATAGACCGTCGATAACGGAGAATAAATATGCCAGCACTAAAAACTATTGTAATGAACTTTGATAGTCATATATCAAAAATTACGTATAGTAGTGACAATAATATTGTGTGGAATACTAGTGGAGAAAGTCAAAATAGTACTTTTAGCGAAGGTTCCGTAGGACTTAAATTTTATGTTATTTTGGACAGTGGTTATATAATAGATACCGTTACGGCTGATAGAGTAAATGTAACAAACATAAGTGATACAGAATTTACAGTAAGTGATAACTTTACTACCACTGCTACGATTACCGTAACTTCCAAACAAAGCGGAAGTACCTATTATATAATATCTAAAGAAGAATTAACAGCAATAGCAGATGCAGTAAGAACAAAAGCAGAAACAACAAACAAATTGACGCCATCAGCTATAGCTGAAACAATAAATAATATAGAAATAGTAACTCCAATAGCTACAGAAGCTGCAATGGATGCTTTATTAATAGAGGCAAATAACGGAAAAGCATTTGAATATACAGGAACAACTACTAGTAAATATATTAATGGAGATATATATGTAGTTACTAGCGAAGTAAGTACTGAAACTTGGGTGTTGAATGAAACATTGACAGGTACTAATTATATAGATATTCCTGTAACATTCGTATCAAATGACGAAAATTTTTCGTCTTTTAGTTTTCAGGTAGAATATTTAAGGTATGATTCGACTGATGTTTGGGTTGAAGGAAGTGGTTGGGTTGAGGGAGAAGACTACCGCACAATCACCTTCGACGAACCCGTAACCGACACAACATTGTTGGCTTGGTTGCAAGCTAATGGAACGAAACAATAAGGAGGGAGATATGCAAATCAAACTGCAATTACATGCAGGTGCCCCGTATCAATTTACAATATATTTAGATAGCCACATAACTGCCGTTACCGACCCCGATGGGGAAAACGGATTTTATGATGATAGTGTGGGTGCGCGTGTTTATAACGGAGGAGAAGGAACTTACACGGTTGCTTTGGATAGTGGCTATGTATTAGATACTGCTGTTATGAGTGGCACTGATAGATTTGCCGTTGACAGTATGGGAGAAACGAGTTTTGTTGTAACAGAAAATTCAGACTATACCAATACTGGTGCGCCCACAATCACTCTAACTTCCAAAAAATCAGGGGGGGGCGATAAAATGACCTACGATTTATCAACTTCTTCCAAATGGGCAAACCTATCCGACGGCGACCATACCGTCCAAATCATTGCAAAGGCTGACGGGTATAGAGATAGCGAGCCGAGTAGTGCAGTGACGGTGACGAAAGGCGGTGCAGGACATACAGTGACCGTTACTAGCGCAACCGCCGGGACTTCGTCGGACGACACGGACGCGTATATTGCAATCAATAGAACAGCGACTGCTGCGGATTATGACTATCACTTTGTATGTAATGGCAGTTATACTCCGTCTGTAACAGACAAACAAGGCAATGCAGTAACGTTTCCATTGACGCTAACCAATGTTCAAACTATGTCTGCATATTTAGCAAGCTCTGCTAGCTATACTTGGTTCAATATGACTGCTCTAAATCTGCCACAGAATGGAGAAACAACTGGAACATTAACTGTTGCAGCAGATATAACAGATATGAGCTGGTACGGGTCATACTACGATTAAAGGAGCAAACAACAATGAAAGGCTTCACACTAATAGAACTAGTGATCGTCATCGCCCTTGTGGCAGTTATGGCAACGGCACTTGTAGGGTGGTTTGTGAAAGTCCGAGATACCGTCCAAGTAGATACCAATAATGACGGCATAATCTACTACGACGACTTGACTTTACCTGATGCTCCAGATTATCGAGAAATATTAAGCAGATATGGGATTGATGTTTCTGAACTATCTGATGAGCAAATAAGAGAATTAATCAACCAACTAAAAACAACAAAGTAAAGAGGATTTACCAATATGTCTACACCAGAAGAACGCTTAAGCGCGTTAGAAACAAATACTACATCTATATTCCATCAAATAGACGAAATGAAAGAAGATATCCGCAACATAACTAGGCTTACTATAGCTGTAGAGAAGATCGCAAATAAAGTTGATAATATAGATGAAAAGGTAAACAGCATAGATAGTAGATTAACTGTGGTAGAGAAAGAACCTGCTACGGAATATAAATCTATTAAGAAAGCAATAATTACAACTATTATATCAACAGTAGTTGGAGCAGTAGTAGGAGCGCTTTTAGCGTTAGTTATCGTATGAGATTTGAGTACCTATTTTCACGTACAGCATTAGAAGATATCGAGATCGAAGCTATCGGGAATTGTGCTTTAGAGTGCTTTACAGATAGAGGAGAAGTTTATTACATAATCGTAAAGACTGATCTAGGTATGACACAATTATATATGCAAGGGCCTACTATTGCTGATATGGAAGTGTTACCAGCTAAGGTAGAGATTTCATATGACAGGTTTTCATACAGTGAAGCTAGAATAATTAAAGCTATCAGAAAATTTATAGCTAATCCAGCTATCACGCAGGTCATGGAAATTGATGTTAACGAAGCATTAGATAAGTGTATCGAGATAAGTATACCGGAGAGAATGAAATATACTAGCTGAGCTACATGTATATTATAATATATACATAAAAAGGAATCAACTAAAATGAACAAAGAAATAATAAGAGATTTTTACGGTAAAATTTTAGGTAGCGTAGAAACTGATTCGCAAGGAAATAAAACAGTTAGAGATTTCTATGGACGAATATTAGGTTGGTATAAGAAAGCTGAAAATCAGACACGAAACTTCTATGGTAAAATAATCGCAAAAGGAGATGCAGCAGTTAGCCTGATCTATAATAATAAATAATTATTATATTAATTACTATTAATTATAATTAGATTAACTGTATAATTAATTATAAAATAATAATAAGAATAATTGATTTATAATTAATTTAATTATTTAATTACTTACTTAATTAATTACTTAATTATAAGATTAATAATTAATCAATTAAATCAATTATTATCAATTAAGATAATTAATTATAATTTATAATAATGAAAAAATTATTAAATATATTATTATATATAGCTATAGTTATCTGGACACTTCCTCAGACTTTTATCGGACTTTTTGTACTACTTTTTTGTAAACTCTTTTACAGAGGGACAGAAGTTACAGTTTATAGAGGAGTAATCCATGTAAGCTGGCCGCAATATAGCGGAGTATCTTTAGGGCTATTTATATTTACACATAAACGAGCCACAAAAGATACATATAATCACGAATGGGGCCATACGAGACAAAGTTTAATATTAGGTCCATTATACCTAATAGTTATTGGACTTCCATCAATAATCTGGGCTGGATGTTTCAGTAAATACAGAAAAATCTATGATATTAGCTACTACAGCTTTTATCCAGAAAAGTGGGCTGATAAAGCTGGAGGAGTAGATAGAAAATAGGAGTTAACCAAACAATGTTTGATAGCTTAAATTTACCAGAAGAACTTAATAATTTATCTGATGCAGAAAAACAGTATGCTTTAGATATATTAAATGAAATAAGTAAAAAAGGATCGTCAAAGAAATTTGACGACCTTCGTTATGCTGATTACGAAGAAATTCCGGTAGATATAGATACTTTTATCGATAATGATGCTTATCTAGGTTATGCCTGGAAGGATGCTTACGGTAAAAGTAAAATGTATCCATACTGGAGGAAACGCTTACATGAGCTGTTTCCAGACAATATTTCCACAAATGTAAATAACGCTATATTTAGTGGCGCTCGTGGTCTTGGTAAGAGTGAAATTGCTGTATTAATCGCATGCTATTTAATGCACAGAGTTATGTGCTTAAAGAACCCTTTAGATCATTTTCATTTGAAGCCAACAGAAAAACTTTGCTTTGCTTTTATGAACATAAAGTTAGCATTAGCTGAGGATATAGGAAACAGTAAGTTTCAGAACACTGTGCAATTATCCCCTTGGTTTATGTCTAAAGGAACAATAGAAGGCAGAACGATAAAGAGATGGGTACCACCCGATTTTATCAGCATAATAATTGGTTCGCAAGCATCTGACGTTATAGGCTTGCCAATATTCTTTGCTTTTTTCGACGAAATATCTTTTATACAAAACCAAGATATAGATAAGCAAAAAGCTAAAGCTATAGATATGATTGATACTGCTATAGGTGGAGCTAAGACCCGTTTCTTATATAATGGTAAATTAGATTCTCTTATAGTTCTTGCTTCTTCTAAACGATCTGAGAAATCATTCCTAGAAGTTCATATGAAGAAAAAGCTCGAGACGGATAAAGAAAATGTTCTTATAGTCGACGAAGCTGTATGGAATGTAAAACCACCTGAAACTTATAGTGGAAAGCGCTTTAATGTAGCTCTAGGTAATAAGTTTTTACAATCATTAGTAATTCCAGAGTTAGAAAATCCATCTGACTATAAACTTAGAGGCTATAACATATTATCTGTACCAATCGAGTTTCGATCCAATGCTTTAGAAGATATCGACAGATTTTTATGTGATTATGCAGGTATTTCTTCCAGTGAGATTTCTAAATACATCTCAGGTATAGCAGTAAATGATATCATAAACAGCAATTTAAAAAACCCATTTTCAAAAGATATTATCGAAGTTGGTAATGATCCAGCTGATTTATCGCAATACTCGGATTATTTTGATATATCAGTAATACCACCTGGTCTTAAAAGTAAACCGCTATTTATCCATTTGGATATGTCAATAAGCGGGGACATGACAGGTATCGCTGGAGTATGGATTATAGGTAAAAAAACTTCTACAGATGAGCACACTCAAAACAAAGATCTGTTTTTTAGATTAGCATTTAGTGTAAGCATAAAAGCACCGAAAGGTCGACAAATAAGTTTTGAAAAGAATAGACAATTTATATATTGGTTAAAAGAGCAAGGATTTAAGATAAAAGGAATTACATCCGACACGTTTCAATCTTATGATCTCGGGCAGATGCTTATCCAGAAAAATTATCCATATGAACAGTTATCTGTTGATAGAGTTGATTCTGATAGAATATGCAAGCCTTACCAATATTTCAAATCTACTATCTATGAAAAAAGATTAGAAATATACAACTCAGAAACATTAGTAGAAGAAATAGTAAATCTAGAGAGAAATATAAACACAGGTAAAGTAGACCACCCAGATGGATTCCGAAAAGACGTTTGCGACGCAGTGTGCGGGGCAACATTTAATGCAAGCAAACATGCAGAAGAGTTTGCCTTTGATTATGGCGAAAATATCCAGCAGATAATCCAAAATAACTCAGATAGTTCACAACGAACTCAACAACAGATGAATGTAGATTTTGAACAAGAATTAATGCGCGCATATAATCCAATACAGCAGCAAAAAGCACCTCCAGATGGTCCATTTATGGATTTTGGAATGGGAAAAGCTGAACAAATAAACCCAGCATACTTAGCAAATGGTATTATAGTGTGGTAAATATAGGAGAAATTAAATGCCTTTCGAAGATATAAATAATAAAGAAAATGCTTTTGTAAGAGATGATGATATATATAATAAGCCAACAAAAGCAGTACCTAGACCTGAGACTAACATTGGTGTAGATACAAAAGATACTGTTATAAATAAAATTGCAAATATCTCTGGAGAAGGTGTCGAAAGCACTCTCGATGTAGCTGCGCTAGAGAACTTTACACATGTAGCCCAAAACAGAGAACAATTATATGCAGTTATCGATGCTATGTCAGAAGATCCTACTATAGCAGCTGCTCTAGAACTTTATGCCGAAGACTCAACCGAATATAATGAGCAAGGAAAAGTTGTTTGGGCAGAATCAGCTAACGCAGATATCGCAAGTTATATAGGATTTCTACTAGATACTATAAATGTAGATAAATATGCTTATAGTTGGGTCTATAATCTAATCAAATATGGTGATTTATATTTAAGACTTTACAGACAATCAGACTATGAGAAAGATGTCTTAAAAGATATTTTAAGTAAGAAAGATACCGAAGAACCTGATTTTAGTAATAAACCAATTGCAAGCAGACGCCTAACAGAAGATAAAGATCAACTAAATGAAGATGTGCGAGTTATCGCTTATAGCAGAAACGATAAGTATGCTCATTATATGGAAATGGTTCCTAATCCTGCCGAGATGTTTGAGCTTACAAAATATAATAAAACGTATGCATATATAAAAGCTCCAATAACCGAAATACGTTACACAGGTCAGCAACTCGATTCGGCTCAGGTATACGGCGCTAACTTTATGAAATATAGCTTTGAACGTAAAGATGTAGACGTACATGGGCCTACAGATTATGTTCACGCTACCCTAAGTAGCAACTCATCGAGAACGCCAGAAGAAGTAACTATATTTATCGAGGACGAAGATAAAGAAAATTCGCTTACGTCGAGTTCAACATATACTGTAAATAGAGGCCAATCTCTACTATATAACGTGTTTAAGATTTGGCGAGAATTAAGTTTGCTCGAAAATTCGATACTACTTAACAGATTAACGAAATCATCAATCGTAAGACTTATAAATGTAGAAGTTGGTGATATGCCGAAAGAAATGATTGGGCCGCACCTTCAAGGAATAAAAGCTTTGATGGAGCAAAAATCAGCTATCGATACCGGCAAATCGATGAACGAATATACTAATCCAGGTCCAGTTGAAAATAACGTTTATATACCTACTCATGGCGGCGTAGGAGCAATAACTACTGATCAGGTTGGTGGTGATGTTAACGTTGGCCAATTAAGCGATCTCGATTATTTCAAAAATAAATATTACGGCGCACTTAAGATACCTAAACAATATATGGGCGATACTGAAGATGGTGCCGGATTTAATGGTGGCCAATCATTATCGATTATATCATCTAGATATGCTAAAACAATTAAACGTATCCAAAATTCTTTATTGCAAGCACTTACAGATGCTATTAATTTAATGCTACTAGATAAAGGAATGAGTTCATATGTAAACAAATTTACATTGCACATGCAACCACCTACAACGCAAGAAGAAATAGATAGGAGAGATAATCTATCATCTAAAATACAAATAACTGGAGATATAATGAACACTTTGCAAGATGTCGAAGATCCAGTTATAAGATTAAAAATACTGAAATCACTTCTAGCTAACACTATTACAGATAATGAAGTTGTAAATCTAATCCAAGAGCAGATAGATAAGCTCGAAGAAGAGCAAGCTTCTGGCGAAGATATTTCGACAGATACAGAAGATTTAGACTTCGGAGGATCGGACTTCGGAAGTGATGAGACATTAGACTTAGGTAGCGATTTAGGGTTAGAACCTACAGGAGAAATTCCAGGCGAAGAAGCAGAGGAAGAAGAAACTATAATAGCCTCAGAACCTGAAACTGAAGAACCATTACCGACGCCAGCTGAATTAGGCATCGATATGACGGATAACACACAAGAAATCTAAGCAGATAGTATCTGATGGAGGAATTAAAATGGTAACACGAAGAGATTGTTTCCTACTATTAAACGAATTAACAAATAATGGAATAGATACAAAAGCGCCGTTAGCAGAACTTTCAGCTGCTAGCGACGTTCCTATAACAGTTGTCCAATTTATAAATAAAAACAGACCACTCGACTTAACTAACTTTTACGAAGGATTGAGAAAAAATTATAATCATAAGAAATCTCCATTATATGGCAATATTGTAAAAGAAATAAAAGATCCAAACGAAGTATTAACAACATTATCAGCTTTCTTAACGCAAGCATTATTATATAGTAAAAAAGCCGAGAATTATGAAATGTTTCTGCGCCATGCTAGAGTATCAGACATTACAAAAGTATTAACAAAATACTTTTATGATTACGACTTAACTACATGTATCAAACTTATACAGATACTTAAGGCAGACATAAAAGCTCTAGATACTAGGCAATGAGAGCGGTAAAACTCACAAAAATAGACAACTTTCTTATATTTTCTTATTAAAAACTTAAAACCCTTTAGCTAAATTAAGCGATAAAAATTTTTCAATTATTAGCTAGAGGAATCTCAAGGTAAAAAGCGATGAGTAATATTAAAAAAACTGAGGAATTGCGTTTAGATGATTCTGTAAAATTAAATAGAAAAGGTGAAGCAATCCTAGGTAGGCTTACTGGTCCTTGCGCTGATATCGTAAACCCAACGCGTAATGAAAGATTTTATAGCGAGCAGCTATGGGAAAAGGTTTTTCAAAACCCAATCGTCAACGAATACTTCCAAGCAGGCGGTATTTTAGGTGAGTTAAATCACCCAGCCGATAGAGTTGAAACCGACTTAGAAAAAGTAGCTATATGTATGCCAGAACCTCCAACAAAAGATAATGAAGGTCATCTAGTTGGTAGTTGGGATATATTAGATACTCCAAATGGACGTATTGCATATACATTAGCAAAATATGGCTACAAATTAGGTATAAGTTCCCGCGGCAATGGAGATGTAGTCGAAGACTATAATGGCACGGAAAGAGTAGATGAAGACACTTACGATTTCCAAGCTTTCGACTTAGTTCTTTTACCAGCTGTCAAAGCTGCAAGATTGCAATTATCAGAATCACTTCAACAGAATGGTAAAACTTTCAAACAAGCTATTTGCGAAGCGCTCGAAACCGCTTCAGCAGATGATAAAAAAGTTATGACCGAAACATTAAACAACTTAAACATAGATTACTCACTGGAAACAGTAGATAATAAAAAAGTAACGGCGCCAATAGTCGAATCAGTTAAGTCAGATGCAGCCGAAAATATCGGAGTTGATAATTTAAAAGATTTAACAGAAGCGTTAAAAGAGAATCAGTCTCTAGAAAAACAAATTAAGGAACTCCAAGAGAAGTTATCAGTTTGCTATGCAAAAGAAACAAATCAAGAAGAAGAAATATCTAAATTAAAGAATGTAGTTATTTCACTTACCGAAAGTGTTAAATCTGGAAAGGCTGCAAAAACTCAAGTTACATCATTACAGGAACAATTAGAACAAGCAAACAAAAAGATTGAAACTCAAAGAGCTCGTATTAAGCTGCTTTATGAACACCAAAGTAAAGTAGTTAAAGCGAAGGATGTTCTTAATGAAAGTGTCCAATTAACAAACACGAAAATTAAAGAACTGCAATCTCAAATCCAATCTTTAAATGAACAATTAGACCAAGCAAAACAAAACACAAAAAATTCGACAGCTAGTCTTACAGAAAGCATAGAGATACTCAAAAAAGACTCAGCAATTAAGAAAGCTGAGTTTGACAGTAAACTAGCTACTGCAAATCAATTAGTTGAAAAATATAAGCGTGTAGCTAAAGCCACGCTAAACAAACTGATAGAAAGTAAAGCAATAATGCTTGGAATTTCTGCAGATGAAATAAGGGCTAAACTACCCAATAACTACTCATTTAATGACATAGAGTCTATTTGCGAATCATTAAAACATTATCAGGTAAGTTTAAGTAAACTTCCCTTAGCATTAGAAACTAACCCAAAATCAAAAATTAAAATGAAAGTTACAGAAGCTGCTGATCCATTAACATCTAGACTAAACACAGCAGATGATGTAGTAGATGACTCATTATTAGCTTTAGCAAATTTAAAATAAAAAATTAATAAAAGGAAAAAATAACTATCATGGCAAATCTTTTAGAATCTTACAAAAATAGGATTGCTTTGGCCGAAAGTCTTTATTCCAAAGAACATAACGGCGAAAAGTTGTCCCACCAAAAGAAACTTGCAACCGCTATCTGCCTTCGTAACGTAGATGGTCTTTTGAACGAAGCATTTAACAACAGCGTAGGAACGCAACGCGCGGACCTTGGCATAGATTAATGTGCGTTCGGATAGTAATATTCGAATAAAATCTCTAAAGTATTAGCCATTATATAACCTAACTAAATTATAATGCAGGACAGCAGGTTCGAAACTGTTTCTACAACCCTTACTTTGTAGATTACTGCTTTATATATACATCAGATTTAAGGGAATTTGAAATGTATGGATATATCTATAAAAGCAAATGATTTACCTAAATTTGAAGCAGAAGGTTATGTAATTTGGAACAAATACAAAGAGATGATCTCCTTGTGAACTCAGGGGAAGTCTTAAATAAATGAGAACATATTTAAGATTATCCTGATCTAAGCTCGATTATAACTAAATAATCGAGAAAGAGCGACGGTCATCGAAATCTCATATCGATAAGAAATATATCGGTGGAGAAGAAAGTAGAGTAGGGGTTAAGCAATCCCGAAGTGCAAGGTATCCTTTAAAGGATTAAACGATAAAGGATAGTGATATGACCTGAACACTATAGTGATATAGTGAGAGTAATTGGATGCGAATTACTCGTAACATATTTGGTACAAGAAGTTCTCGATCAATTTGACAAACGTAGTCGTCCCCAATCTTATAGCTTTTGATTTGGTTTTGGTTCACCCAATGACCTCTATTTCAGGCTATATTAACTATTTGGAATACACCCTTGGAAGCAATAAGGGCGCAAGCAAGCAAGGCGACGTAATCAACAGCCCATTCGGTCTCGGTACGACTCGCGATGGCCAACCCATTAACTTTGACTATAAGTACACGAGTGCTCAAGTTGAAGATGCAGGCGTTTCTGGATCTACCGCTCAAACGGTATTCGAACTTAAATGGACCCCTGTTATTGCAGGTACTGTAGCTTTCACCGGTGTAGTAGGCGGAACTAATGTTAATTACGTTGACGGCGGCGATGGAAAGATTTACGAACTTGCTCAAGGAACGGCAGTTTCTCGTATGGTCAATCCAGATGGCAGTGTAACCGTTGTCCTTCCTGCAGGCGCAACTGAAAAGGGTACGATTGCATACGGCGACGTTAAAGGCGCAGAAGCTAAGATCACTTTGACTACTGGTAATGATGCTAACAAAGCTTACACTGTTAAGTATGCATACAACAACGTAGTTATTCCTCAAAACGACATTCCTACGATCAACGTAGAAATGAAATCCATGGCATTGATCGCAAAAGCTCGTAGAGTAGCTGTTTACTACAGTCAAATCGCAGCTTACCAAGCAAAGACAGATTACGGTTTCGACCTTGGCGATCAATTGACCGAAAAAGCAATGGGCGAACTTGCTTATGAAATCGACACCGAAATCACGCAATTGCTCGTTGAAAACGCAGCGTCAGTAGATGCACTTACGTTCAATAAAGCAGTACCTATCGGAATTAGTCGTGCAGAACATTACGAAGGATTTATGGAAACCATCGCAGCTGCTCGTCAAATAATTTACGATAGAACTAAACGTTTTGCTCCTAACTATATGTTAATCGCAAGCGACGTTTTGAACATGTTCGGCTTCTTGAAAGGTTGGAGTGCTGCTCCTGCAAAACAAATTAACGGTCCTTACTTCGCAGGTACTTTGGAAGGATTGAAAGTATTCGTTACCCCGAATATCACTCCTGGTACGTTCGTAATCGGCGTTAACGGTAACGATATGATGACTAGTGCAGCTGTTTATGCACCATATATGCCTAAACGTATTCGTTTCAACCGCGGAACATCAGGGCATACATACAGAAATGTGTGTATTGCGTAATTAACGCAATATATTAAATCTTAGTGAATTGCTGGAAACTCCTAAAGCTCACACAACCACAGCAGAATCTGAAAAGATAGATGCGAAGGTCACGAAAGTAGAAAAAATCGTGTGAGATTGTCTAAGGTTAAATCCTAAAGACCTCTTAATGGACAATCAGCAGCCAATAGTCTTAAAAGATGAAGGTAATGAAATATTTTAAAGAATTAATTAACGAAATAAGCAAAGAAGATATAATAGATTATTACAACAATCAAAACCATACCCAAAAAGAGTGTACAGAATATTTTGGAATAGGCTACAATATGCTTATTCGATTATTAAAATATTATGATATCCATAAAGATGGAGATAAGCATATCGAGCTTATCCGAAAATCAAAGCTAGAGCGATATGGAGATTGTAATTACAATAATCGGGATAAAGCAGCAAAAACATGCCAAGATAAATATGGCGTAGATAATATTTTTAAAGATACTGATAAAATCAAGCAAAGTTATTTAGATAAGCTCGGCGTAGATCACCCAATGCATCGTAAAGATATTAAAGACAAAGTAATATCCAAGCATGATTACTCAGTCATTATTCCAAAAAGTCGTCAAACATACTTCGACCGAACTGGGTATGATAATCCATCGAAAAATCCAGAATGCATAAAGAAAAATCTTCGTACGCGATTAGCACATGGAGTATTTAATACCCCTGGAGAATCTAATCTAGAGCGAAGAGCTGAAAAGATTTTAAATCGAATGTTTAACAGTGTTAAGCATAAATATCGAGATATTCGATATGGAAGAGAATCTGGATATTTATTCGAGTGCGACTTTTATATCCCAGAATTAGATTTATTTATTGAAATAAATGCACATCCAAGTCATGGAAAACATCCATTTGATCAAGCATCTAGTCAAGATTTAGATTTGAAAGAATCTCTAACAAAAAGTGATAAACGTTGGGACAAAGCGATGCTAGATACTTGGGTATATCGAGATGTAGAGAAATTAAATTGCGCACTTAAAAATAATCTGAATTATATCATAATTTACCCGTATACAGAATTAAACAAAAATATTGAGTTCAACAATCCTCAATACAGCAAGCTTATAAAAAAATTCTTTAAAAAATTAATTACCAAAAAATCTTAAGATTAAGGTTCAACGATCATCCCATTCGGGAGTAGGGCTCAAGTGAGCTCGAAGTGCTAAGTACCTTACAAAGGTAAAGATATGATCTCTTCTCAAATGAAAGTTTGAGGCTAATAAAGCAACATTTTGTAACGGAAAATGTTAAAGATAAAGGTTGTTCCGACTCAATTGCTTGGATTCGCTGACGGCGCTATGAGCCAAGGCTTTAGCACTATGTACGATTTGAAAATACTTAATGCTAACCTGCTTGTCAAAGGTCAAGTTATCACTGATGCTGCTACTGCTAACGAACAAGTTGTTAAGACAGCTGTTCAAGGCACTGTAAGCACGAAAGCTGAAGGTTAATAACTAACTAATTAAATAAAGAAATAACAGCCTGAGTTAACGCTCAGGCTTTCTTTATGCCTATAGTTGATTTATAATTTATATTAATGTATAATATTATAGATGGAAAAGGAGCAGTCTGTGAAATTTCAAACTATCATCAACAAAATTGATTATAATCAGTTAAAGGCATTATATATAGATGAACTTATGAGCCTTAAATCTATATCGGATACTCTAAGCATAAGTCCTAGTAGTGTTAACAAACTTTTAGCTTATTATGATCTTACCCGTAATGATAGTGATGTCAGGTCTAAAGCTTTGAAAGATAGCGAGGCCAGACATACTAAGTATAATAACATTAAAGCAAGAATTACCAGAGATATTTTATATCAGTGGTATGTTGTTGATGATAATAATTATTTAGATGGCCCAAAGCATTTTGGGATAAGCCAATGGCAATTTGATAGATTATGTGCCGAATATTGCATAAAGAAGGATAAGAAGAAAGCAGTTGCTAAAGCATTAACTACTAAGTATAATAAATACGGTAGTAAAGAAGCTTATAATAATCATGTAACTCAGGCGACGGCTGAGACGAGAATAGAAAAATATGGCTCAGAAGATGCTTATAATAAATATCTGAGTGATAGATGTAAAGAAGCTTGGGCTTTAAAGTCTGGCAAAGAAATGCAAGCTCATAGAACTAATTTACATAACATAAAAATAAATCTACCTAAAGATGTAAAGTTAGATATAGCTAGAAAAAGAAAAACAACGCTCAGAGCAAAATATGGTGTAAATAATTCTTTTGCATTAGCTAGGTTTACGAACAACAGCAAACCGAATAACGAGTTTGAGCAGCTGTTAAGAGAAAATAATATCGAATATGAAAGAGAGTTTGCTATTGGAAGTCAAACAGGTAAATTTTATAAATATGATTTTAAGGTGGGTAAAAATCTAATAGAAATTAATCCCTGGCCTTTCCACAACTCAACTTTTAACCCTGTTGCTAATCATAAACCTTTAGATAAAAATTATCATCTAGATAAGTCAAATACAGCTAAAAATAATAACTACAGATGTATCCATATATTTGATTGGGATGATAGAGAAAAGATAATTAATTATTTACAACCTAAAGCAACCATATACGCACGCAAATGTGATATTAAAATTGTTAGTCAGCAAGAAGCTGCTTTATTTTTAAATAAATATCATTTTCAAGGAAACTGCGTAGGTCAGAAAATAATTATTGGCCTATATTATAATGATACTTTAGTACAGCTAATGTCTTTTGGCAAACCTAGATATAATAAGCATTATGAGTACGAGTTGTTGAGATTATGTACCGATAGTAAGTATATAGTTACAGGAGGTGCGCAGAGGCTATTTAAGTATTTTATAGATACTTACACACCAACATCTATCATAAGCTATTGCGATTATAGTAAATTTACAGGTGATGTATATGGAAAGCTTGGCTTTACATTAAAAGCAAAAAGTGCTCCTACTCGTCACTGGTATAATATCAAAACAAATCAGCATATCACAGATAATTTGCTAAGGCAAAAAGGATTTGATAATATATTTGGCACTAGTTATGGTAAAGGAACTGATAATAATGAACTCATGCGTCAGCATAACTTTGTAGAGATTTATGATTGCGGTCAGTTAACATATATATGGAATAGGTAAGTACGCGGAGATATCTTCTTTCTTCCCATTTTTATGTATTTTTCTCGACCTATTTCAATAAATTAATAGCTAAATTATATCGATAAAATACTTAGTTATTTTATCACCTCCAATCTAGGCTGGCTGATCCACCTCCGTCAGCCAGCCAAATTTACCTTAGGTGAGGAATTTAAATGGATATTAATGCTATAAGAGAGGAAATAAAGCTTAGACTTACTGGCGGATTGCTAGAGTTAGAGCTAGACGATAAGTCTTTAGATGCTGTTATAAATGCAGCTTTCAGAGAATTACAGAGATATATATGCAGTACGCGGTTGATGACATTACCATATCAATCATGTATGGATTTATCAAAGTACCATATTAACTCAGTATCTAGAGTTTTTAGATCAGAAGGCTATATGGCGCCAGCACCAACAGAAGAAGGAACAAGCGCTATAGACCCAATGTACGTAGCGCAATGGCAATTACTTGGCGGTACAGGTAATATGTACAACGTTCAGAATTGGGCATACAACTTTGGTGCTTGGAACACGATGCTGCAGATAAAAAATACTTTATCTACAGACTTAACTTTCAGATATGAGCGCTATTCTGGTAATTTATATATAAATGTCGCATATGATAGACCCGCATATATAACAATTGAGTATGTACCAAGATTTGATGATGTATCTGAAATAGATTCTGATTACTGGATAGACATGCTAGTTAGATTAGCTGTAGCACTTGCAAAAGTTACTGTAGGTCGTGTAAGAAGTAGATATACGCAAAGTAATGCATTATGGACGCAAGATGGAGAAGCGCTTTTAGCTGAAGGTAATGAAGAATTAACACAGTTAAGAGAATATCTAGCAGCGAACACTCAATTAAATTACCCAATTGATTAATGAAAACAAAACGGTCAACTTTGCCTTAAAGGTAACCGTTAAAAATATATAAAAATTATTTTAGGAGAAAGTAATGGAAAATTATTTGCATGAAGCATTCCAAGCCTTTAAGGCGTTAGATGAAGATGTATTTCCAGCTACACGAGATGGTGAGGAAGCTTTGAGAAAGTTTCTAGATGGCGATGATTTGGATGATGTCCAACTTATTATCGACGCAGATGCAGAAGATGAAACTGAACTTAAGAATTCTTACATTGGAGAAGTTATTCTTAAGTGTCCTGTTTGCCAATCGATGACCTACAAAGAACAGGATAAAGTTGAAATCGATGCAGAAAAAGGTTTAGCTAATATCGAAGAGACATGCCCTTATTGCCAATCAGAAGGTGGATTCGAAATCGTAGGCCAAGTTGCAGAATACTGCCCAGAATGTGCTCACGGAGATAGAGACGCACCTGAAGACTTCGAAGAAAAGGAAGAAACAGAAGTTAAGTTAGAAGAAGCTGTTGAAGATGTTGTAGCAGAAACAGTAGCCGAATTTAAAAAGCGCGGCTATGATGTCGAAGACGTGGAAGTTAAAAACGTAATCAAAGCAGCTGCCGATTATATCAAAATGACTCGTGAAGAGCAAAGTGATTATACTGTTAAGGAATGGTTCGAAGATACGTTATCTAATTATCCAGAAGAACTTAAAGACCTTAAGAAAGTAGTTATAAAGGAAGATGCAGAAGAGCTTGGCGCAGGTCTTTCCAGATATCAAAAATGGGTAGATTATGATATGAAACGCTATGGAAAGATTTCAGCTAGAACAAAGGGATTCTTGGATAAAGCGGGCCTCGAAGTAGTTAAAGATGATCATGGCGCTTGGGCAGTAATGGCTAAAGAAAAAGATGGCAAGGATCTGAGAGAAGCGGTAGATTGCGTTAAAGTGACCACAGAAGATCAAGAAATTGTAGTCGACGCTAAGGGCGAAGAAACAGAAGTTAAAGTTAAGCCTAGAGAGTGCGAAGAAGAAATTCCTACAGAAGTTATCGAACCTGTGGAAGCAGAAGTCGAGGATAAGTTGATTGTTGACGATGATGACCTCGAAGACAGAGATATAGAAGAATTTGACGAAGAATCCTTCGATGAGCTCGAAGAAAAATACTTAAAGGGTATCTATGAAAATGTTTCTTCTTATAAAACCACAAAGGGCTCTATGGAAGATAACAAAATAGTACTCGAAGGTGTTATTACATTTACATCAGGAAAGCAAAAGAAAACAACCACCATCTTTGAAAGCCATACAGTTACAAAGAAAGGTAAGGTAAGATTCTTAGGTGAAAATGTTAACATCACCAAGAGCAAGAAAGCTTTTGTGCTTACAGGAAACCTAGATGGCAAGAAAGTTATTTCTGAAAGCCTTACCTACAACTATGGCACAAAAGATGAAGCAGGTAAATCTCAAAGACTTTACGGAACCGTTCGTAAATAATTGAAGTTAAATGGAGGATGCCAGTTGATTAATTTAACAGAAGATTCGAGACGTCAGCTGATATCCAAAGGACGTTCAGCAGAGCGAGAAAAGGGAGATGGAAAAACACGTTACGAAAAACGTCTCAAATCTCGCTTTGCTAATAATGTTCGTAACTATAATAAAATAGATATGAACAAATTGTTTCGCACAAATATCTTAACGATAAATATCGAAGTAAGAGGCGAAACAGATAATTATATAGTAACAATAAGTTTTGGCGGTTTTCTCGATATACTGAGAGATTATGTAGAAAGATCTAATGGTAAATTAGATTTACGGTCAATTGTAAGAGCTTTAATAGATGCATTTAACAGAGATAATGTTTTTATCCACTGCTCATGCCCAGACTGGAATTTCAGACTTTCATATTTTGCAACCAAAGACCAGATAATAGCTCAAAATCCAGAAACCAGACCATCAAAGATAACTAATCCCAATAACAAATTAGGCCCTGGCTGTAAGCACGTAATGCTTGTTCTCGCAAATACTGGCTGGCTAATAAAAGTTGCTTCTGTGATAAACAACTATATCCATTATATGGAAAAGCATAGACAGCAGCAATACGCTCAGGTTATTTATCCAGCTATGTATGGAAAAGATTACGAAGAACCTGTCCAAATGAATATATTCGGTGATGATGAGATTGAGACTGATACCGAGCTTATAGATAAATCAAACGAAGAAGGAAGAGTAAGAGGTAGATTTAGTAAAGCAAATCAACCTCCTAGAAATCCATCTATAAGAAAGATCAGGGGAGAAGAAGAAGTATTTGATGATGAGGTAGATATAGATGGACAGTAAATACGGAATATTATTAACTCCAGATATTAAGCTCCATCGGAGATACTTTAGAGAAATGGTGAGATTATTAGGAATACAGGTCCTATATTACCAACCAAAAGAAGATAAAACATATACTGAGTATACAGAGCTCATTGCGAGATACAAAGAGCCATTACATATCGGATGTATTTTCGATGAACATCCAACCCAACAGACCTTAAAGAAAATTGGATGGTTTGCAGAAGGCCAAGAAAGTGCTTCTCTTATACATGTGGATTACGACTTACCAGGTTTACAGCAAGGTGCATTATTTGCAGTACCTAGTGGATTAGACGATGGTAAAGCGAGATTATTTAGGGTAACAAAGCTCGAAAATGGAATTGTTTACCCAGCATCTATGATGTGTATGATTGTTCCTGAGTACGAAAATACATTTTCACATAACCAATATGAACATAATCACGATAATTTTAATTTACTAAGTCAAAGCGAAGGAGATGATATTCCGTGAGAAAAGAAATATTGCAAGCTATACAGGATATCGAACCTACAGATAAAGAAGCAACTAAAGAGCTTAGTGAACTACTAAAGAAAGAAAATCTAGATTACGCTGTATATCCATTGCATCAGAGCTTATTAAAATATGGGTCTGATCCAAAAGAGAATGATTTTCTATATATAATAGATAAATTACCTGATACAGCAATAAGATTAAATAGCACAAAGCTTTATAACCTTATCTATAATTTAATAGAGCAAGGAAAGATATCTGGCGATGAGAATTGGCTATACTTAAAATCTCTATATTCCGAGCCAGAAGAAGAGACCATATATAAAATAAAAATATTTACCTTTATAAAAGATAAATATAATTTAAGGAAATATGGCGACCCTAAAGCGATAAGCGAAAAAGATTTTATTGGTACTAGAAATAATGTATATACAGCTGACCACATGAAAAAGATTATCCAGAACTGGCAATCCAAGAGCGGTGGCGGCGATGATGAAGATATCTCAGGAAGGCAGATAATATTAGATGCAACTAAATCTAAAACCTTAGATAAAGATGTCATTATCAACTATATACTAGATATAAAAGAACCACAGAAAGCTGCAGATTGGATAACAACTAATAAAGCTATAATAAAATCGATACTTGAAAATATGTCTCCAAGTGAAATAGAAAAACTATTTTCAAAAGATATCAAACACTTATATAGTTCAAACTTAAGCGACTCAGATTTAAGATCTCAACTGAACTTAGACCTATACGCAACTCTTTATAGAAAGCTTCCCCGTAAATGAACCTAATTTTAGAGAATAAGCATAATTTAGATGCTGACGATTTTATCGTTTATCTAGCCGAAGAAGCTGGTAAATGGATTATAGATAGCATCGATGATCGTAGAGCTGCTTTATGGACTAGGTACCTTAGAGACGCTGGTTTTAAGTGGAATAAAGTGGGTAAGAAAACAATAATACCTTCTGCACTAGATATAATAAAAGGCAGTGTTTACCATTTAACTTACACTAAATTCGAAGATAAATATGTAATAGAGATATCTAATACAGCTATGATACCTCAGACACCTTATCGATATGTAGAGCTAGCTAGTTTGATAAATTATGGTAACTTATCGATGCCAGCTTATCCAATTTTTGATGAGAGTTTTAAGTATATAGAAGATAATTTAGGTGTATACATCAGGAGATATTACAAAATAGGAGGTTGATAATTTGGCACTTCGCTTATATGACACTGCTGTGCTAGATAAGATAAAAAATTGGGTTAAAGACCCCAATATGACTATAACAGGGCCAGATGAGACTAGACGGTTATTCGAATATGTCGCTGATGTCACAAATGATGAGCCAATAAAACTTCCGTTAATAGCTTTAAGGCGAGGAAGAGATCTTACCGTACAGAGCACAAATAAAAAACCACTGACATTTGATGGTGTTACGCTGGAAGCAGATACAAACAGAAGTATACAACTTAATGCTATTCCAGTTACTATCCAATATCAGTTAGATATATACACAAGATATTTTGCGGAATGCGATGAGTATGTAAGAAATTTCTTATTTAATTTCATCAATTTCCCAAAATTAACAATTAATATTCCATACGAAGGTCTTAACCTGACCTATGACGCAAATATCAGATTATCACCTACAATAAATGATAATTCGGATATACCTGAGAGATTAGTTGCAGGGCAATTTACTCGATTTACTTTCGTATTTGAAATAGATGATGCTTATATGTTCTCTGTTCCAATTAGAGATAATGTCAGCATCGATTGTTCTGACATAGAAACAGTACTAATTAATTAGAAATTATTTTAAGGAGAAAATGGATGCCTAGAATTACTATAACTGAGAGAGATTTAACCAGCACTGGGCTATCTCAGGTAGCGTCAAATGCTGTTTACATTCCCGGCTATGCAGTAATGGGCCCGATAAACGAGCCTACGCTATGCAATACAAAGGATGAGTTCATCAGTATATTCGGAACACTTCCTTATAGATTTAAAGAAAAACAAACATTTACAGGTGTTACTACAGCAAAGACAGACTTTTATAAATTCGAAGCTGGCGAATATGAAAGATCATACATATACGCAAGAGAAGTTCTCGAACGTGGCTTGCCAGTTATCTACACACGTATTTTTACGCAAGCGGAAGCTAATTGGAAAGCAAGTGCAGTAAATGGTGCTAACGTATTAACACTTACTGCAAAGCAAGTAGGTGCAGTAGGAGAAGCTATTTACTATAAAGTAGAAGCAGACGCACAAAATGCGATCTACACACTAACTATTGGTCGAGACGATGCTGATATTGGTGTTCCTGCAGTTGCTGCGGAGATATATAAGGTAGTTTTTGATACATCAAAAGTAACTAGCGACACTATTTATTATGCAGATGTTCAATCTAATCTGGTAGATTTAACATGGGGTAATGAACCTACAGCATTAGTTGCTACTGATAAGACTGCTTTATCTTTGCCAGGGGCTGCTACGGGTGATGAGTTTAAAGTAGCTACCATTTACGACAAAGCTGGTGTTTATGCTGATTTAGAAAGGATAGCTGATAAAGCTGAGTATCAGGTTAAATTCTTAACTACCGGTGCTTATCCTTCTTTTAAGAGTGAAGTTACATTAGCTACAGGCAAAGTCGATTTGAGCGAAGCTTTAGTAGCTGCAGCTGCCTCCAGAGGCGATTGCGTTGCATTAGTTGATGCGATGCCAGATCCCACGCAAGCATTAACTGGAGATGGTTCAGTAGTAAAAGCTTTGAGAGACGCGCCGTATAATAATGGCGAATATGGAGCAATGTTTACGCCAGCTGGTATTTATAAATGCAGCACAGTAAGCAGTAACCTCGTGATGTTGCCATCATTTGGTTATGTAACCGCATATGGCCAATCAGTTCAAAACAATCCTTCTTGGCTAGCAGTTGCAGGTGCTGTAAGAGGTAAAGTTACCAATTTAGTAAGCAACATTGGTCCTCGTATTACATCAGGCATAATAGATGATTATCAGCAAGATGATAAAGTATCTATCAACCCGATAACTACCGTAAGACCTTATGGGGTATTAATTTGGGGTAACAGAACCCTTTTAGATAACTCTAAAGTAGTAGGAAATGCAGTTGCTGGACTTACAGCTAGCTCATTCCTTAATATCCGCAGTTTGCTTTGCGATTTAAAGAAAGTAATTTATTCGACTTGCAAAGGATTAACATTTGAACAAAATTCGGATATTTTGTGGATTAATTTCAAAGCAGGAATCGTTCCAACGCTTGATCAAATGAAAACAGGTGGCGGATTACGTGATTACGAAATTAAGAGAACCAAAGCAGATAAGAAAGCGCAACTGAAAGCTACCATTAGATTATATGCTATCGAAGCAGTCGAAGATTTCGACATTACAATCGAATTAGCTGATAGCGAAGTAACAACTACTGAGTAAGGAGGCACGATATGGCAGTACAAACAAATGCAACAAATATTGGTAGCTACCATTTAGCTTCCAATCCTAAAATGTATGAAATTGCTAGAAGTAACAACTTCGAATTCGTTGTTACTGATATCGATAACATACCTACAGTATACGAAGGTACATTGATACCTAACGCACAGGAAGTTCTTAGATTTTCTGTTGTGCAAGCTTCTTTACCACACTTTACGCAAGAAGTAATAACAATCAGACGCGGTAATTCTGTGATAAAGTATGCAGGCGTTCCTAGTTATGATGCCGGAAGCTTAGTTGTAAACGATTATATCGGTGCAGACACAAAATCGGTATTAATGGCTTGGCAAGGATTGTCTTATAACGTAAACACAGAAAAAGTAGGTTCAGTAACAGATTATAAAAAGGATTGCTACTTAATCGAATATACGCCAGATTATAAGCAAATCAGACAGTGGTTGTTATATGGATGCTGGATTAGTGGTATTAGCGAACCTGAGTATAACCAAGAATCAGGTGATAAGCGCACTATAACCGCTACAATCCAATATGACAAAGCCATGATGATCTTACCTGATGCAGAAGAATAATTTGAGCTAATAATCTTGTATATATGTATGGGAAGCATCGAGTTTCCCATACATATTTTCTTATGGAGGTAAATATGGATTACACTATTGCTGAAGATTTTACATTACCATCACTTGGTAAAATATATCCAGTCACAGTTAACCCAAATATAAAATTAAGATCAATGACTACAGCAGAAGAAATGAAAAGATTATCTGTTTCAGATACACCTTTCAAAGTATTTTGTGAGATAATTGATGATTGTATGATACAACCTTGCGGTATATCTAGCTACGATATGTGTGTAGGTGATTATCAGTATCTAATACAAAAACTTCGTATAGTCACATATGGGCCAGATTATAAATTGACATCAACGTGCCCCTATTGCGGCACTCAAAATACAGATGTAGTAGACCTAGATACATTTGAAGTAGATGAGTATAGTGATGAGTTAAGCGAGTTATTTACGATAACATTGCCAGTTTCTAAGAAGCAAGTAGAAATTAATTATCAGACACCGCGTATGTTGGATAACATAAACAAGAGAAAGCGCGAGATATTAAAGAAAAGCGGAAAAGATGCCGATGATCCAAGTCTTATATTAACTTTGCAAGCTATAATTAAGACGGTAGATGGACAACCATTAAATGTTGTTACATCTGATAACTTTGTCCGCAGTCTTAATATGAGAGACGTAAATAAAATACTTAATGCAGCAAATAAATTAAACAATAAAATAGGGTTAAAGATAGATCTAACGCACGAAAAGTGTAATGGTTGCGGGTTAGATTACGAATATCCCTTTCGTATCACTGGAGAATTTTTTGGACCCACCGATGACTAGTGATGGTAAGCCATATGGTCCACATCGGTATAAAGAAATTGTAAAAGAACGCTATACAATATCAAAATATTGTAACACATCATATGTAGATTTAGCTGATATAACTCCTTTAGAGAGATCTTATTTATTAGATTTTGCTAGAGAGGAATATGAGACGAATAAGAGATTATCAGAAGAAATAAAAGCAAAGCACGCTAATAAGTAGGAGGCTTAGATGCCAAAAGACATTTTTACAGAAATAGCAAAAGAAGGTGAATATCGGAATGTCGTAGACACTAAGCGAGATGAACTACGTCGCAAGCAAGCGCAAGAGTTAGCTAAGTTCGAGTTAGATCTATGGAATAAGGGCTGGAGAGATAAGGATAAGATTGCAGAAGAAGCCCAAAAGCGCTATGCGAAGCGCGAAGAGCAGCAATTAAATCAGACGTTAGCAGAACGGAAGAAAGCAGCTCAGGAAGAATTAGACCAGAGAATTGAAAATCTAGAGCTAGAGTACGAAACAGCTACAACAAATGAAGAACGCTTAGCCGCAAGAAAGCAATTAAATGATGCCAAGCGTACAAAATATCTACAGGAACAGACTGAGAAGTTAGCACAACAAACAGTTGCTGCAGCTGTAAAAGCTGGAGATTCTGCAGTCGAAGCTGGATTAAGTGTTTATACCACTTATATGTCAGGTATCAATGCTAGAATGCAAGGTACCAGTAAAACATTCGGCGGCTTATTAAGTAATATTTCACGTAACTTAACTGCTAGTCCTTATGTAAAGCAAATAGATGTAATAGATAACTTAAGTAAATTGGTTTCTCAGGGTATAGCTTATAATGTAGAACAAAGAGCATTTCTAGAAACTATTTCAGATAAAATAGCTACTACATTTGATGCTACAAATGGAACATTATTAAGATTAATTCGTATCCAGCAAGCTGATACAACCGCAGCTAGATTAGGACTAGAAGCAGATTTAACTCGATACTTAAATAAGAATTATCAGGATACATCATATTTAAGTGAGCAATTTGATAATGTTTCTGCAGCATTATACGAAGCTACTTCCATAGCAGGAAGGAATATGGGAGTAGAGATCGAAGGTGTAGTTCAAAAGTGGTTAGGTTCTTTATATAGCGTAGGCGCTTCTGACACCTTAATCTCTACTTTATCGCAAGGTATTGGATATTTAGGTTCTGGTAATATTTCAGCTTTATCGTCTAGTGAAAGCATAATGAACTTATTTGCATTAGGCGCTAGCAGAGCTGGGGTTGATATAGGCTCAGCAATCACTGGCGGGTTAAATGCATCGCAAGTTAATAAGTTATTAAGCGGAGTTGTTTCTTACATACAGGAAATCGGTAGTACAGGTAACTTAGCTACTAGATCAGAATTTGCGAGCATGTTTGGAATGACGATCTCCGATATGACCGCTTTGCTAAACTTAAGCTCAGCTGACTTAGTTGATATATCTAATAATATGTTAACCTACTCTGATACTATCTCAGAAGTTCAGAGTCAATTAGAGCAGGTAAGCTCTCGAATGCATTTCACTGAGCTAATAGATAATGTATTGTCGAATGCTGCTTTAACTTTAGGTATGGGCGTTGCTAGCAACATCGTAACTTATGGTATTTATCGGGCTGCAGAGCTATTAGATGTCATAACAGGTGATCTTAAGATACCTACTATATCGGTTATGGGGTCAGCAATTGACCTAGATATGACGTATGGTCAGGCTATTAAGACAGGAGTATTAGGAATAGGAGCTCTTGGTACTCTATTTAATGCTCTCTCATCTATAGCACGTAGCGGCGGCTTAGACTTAAGCGCTTGGGGAGCTCAGGATTACCTCACTAGAGGTGGGACATACACAACCGTAGCCGGCGGAGTTACTTCGACTTTATCATCCAGTGCTTTTATCGGCAGTACGAGTAGTACAGATATAGCTGGGCAGTCGATAACAAGCGCACAGGGAGAAGCTCAGACAGTAGCTGGCTCACCTGAGGATACAGAAAAATCAATGCGAGAAGAGATGTACTCCGATGTTTCAGCTATAAATAGCAACGTGTCATTAATATATGATTTATTAAGGAATATGAACAGCAGTTCATCTCCGACATTCTAGAGGTAATAGTGATGTTTCAACAATTTAACCAATCAAATTCGACAACAGCATTTATTAAATCATTATTATCCAAAACAAACATACCGATGATACCTTTTATTACCCCAGGTATGACAGTGATAGAAGGTAATTATTATATAATAGATAACTACATAGTAAAAGCTATTGCTACAGGCGTACCACTCAAATATGATTCGGATTATGATGAAGTAACCCAATCACTCATAACTAATTATGATATATTGGAAAATATAGAACCTTACATATTCGGAAATAAGTATGATGGGATAACAACAACTTTTACTTCTAACTTAAGCTATTATGATGCTGATACCCATTACTGGTTAGGTCAATATTTAAGAGCTATAAAAGGGCAATATAAATTAAATTTAATGCCTTTTTATAATTGCTTTAATAATAATTATTTATCAGATATAAAGTTAGCTAGTGATGGTACTATCGAAGCTGGAATTATCAATAATAGTGTTCAAATATTATCGATACCAATCCAATTTGATACGCAGTATACGATAGCCTTGCAAGCGGCAGGAGATATCCTTATACAGCCATTGTTTTATGGTAATAAGGGGCTATCTAAAGATAGTGTTTTAACAGATAGATCTAACTTATTAAAAAGTTTTAGGATAAGTAAATCATACCCATCGTTTGATAAACCATTTATCTTTACTAGTCCAGATACAGAAGATAGCGATCTTTATAGATACGAGAAGTTTTTGAGGTTAGCTATACAGGTACCAAAAGGCCAAGCTATAAAGATAGTTGTGCTCGAAGGTGATTACACAAAGAAAGGTTGGAACTTTTCCAATCTAAATATGGGTGGAGAGTTATTATCTCCTTTAAGTTTATTGCAATTGCTTCCAGACAATCCTATCGCTTTTAGTGATAGATTAATCGAATATCTAGTAAATAATGTAATCACAGATTTCGATGATATAAGTCAGGATATCAGTAGAATACAAACATATGCATCATCTGATATTAATAATAGTAAAAATAAATCCAAGTACACCACATCATATACAAAAGGTGTCTGGGAGCCGTCTTTGCAGTGGTACTTATATGAGCTGATGTTTACAACTCCATATGCATCTAATTTAAAGTTAGACTTAAATGGATTTGTAGATAAGGATACAGAAACTATTATAACACGTGGTCAAAATGTGTAAAGCGAGGTAATAAATGATATCTAAAACATTTAATATGATAGAAAATTACCTATATATGAGCCATTTAGATGCGTTTGTTGTATTGCCTACGTATCCAGAATCTATCAGCGATAATATGCCAGCATCTTACACAGCAACAACGCCATTATCGAGATCAGCTCCTATATATGCTTATAGTAATTCTGGTCCAAGAACGTTGCAAGTTACATTAGTTCTCCATAGAGAGCTGATGACGCAAATAAATACTAATGTAAGCAACTTAGATTTATCTAAATTAGATATAAATGACGATTATGTAGACACCATAATCAAACAATTGCAAGCAATAGCAGTTCCTAAATATGCTGCTGCAAATAAAATGGTAAATCCGCCTACAGTTTCTGTAAGATTTGGAAATGAAATCTATATACATGGAATCGTAGATGGTGGAGTTAGTGTAGTTTATAGTCTGCCGTTGTTAGAAAATAACAAATATGCTCAGGTAACTATTACATTTACAGTAACAGAAACAGAAGCGTATTCGGCTGAGACGATTGCGCAGCAAGGATCATTTAGAGGATTAAACAGATCACTAGAGCGCAGAATATATAAGAGGTAATTAAATGGACATATTAACAGATAAAACATATAAATCATATGATTATATGTCCAGATATTCTGGATTTCCATATTACTTTAATACAGAAGATGATAAGTACGTATATGGAACGACAGCTAACTTGCAAGAAGATATTTCATATACTTTATACGAGGTCAAACCTTTAGATACTTACGATTCGATCTCATTAGACTTCTATAATACTCCATTATACTTTTGGGTAATATGTGATTTTAATCGAATCCAAGATCCATTAGAAATACCTATTCCAGGAACTAGATTAAAAGTACCTTCGATAACAACATTAAAGTTTGAGGATAACTGATGATATCAAAGCTTTTATCTACAAAATCTTACGTAGAGACGCCATTTATAAGCGTTCAAATCGGTAGCTACGTGTTTGGGATATTCGATCAATCTCTGCAGAAGATAATAGAGGGAAATAAACTTTACGCTAAAGTTACAAATGTATTTCCCAATTATATGAAATCATTAAATGTGACAAAAATAAATGGCACATTTAACTCATATGTATTAAATATGGAATATAAGGTTAGGCAAGGTGATGATCCTAATCTTATAGATAAAGCTTTGAGTTCGATATCAGGGACACGTAAGATAAAATTAAGTTATGGCGATTATGCAACACCAACTTATTTCTTTAGGCAAGAAGCAGCTATTGTTACTAGAGTTACTTCGAACGTAAATGTCGCTGCATCATCCATCTCATATACTTTGAACTGCGTAAGCGAAGCTCTATCATTAACTGCCGGAACATATTCTTTTCCGAAGAAGTATGCGAAACCTAGTGATGAAATTAAAAGGGTAATCTATGATAAGACATACGGTGTTCTAGAAGTTTTCTATGGTATGCATGATAAGCAATTAGTAGAGGCTAAGAACTTAATTGCTGGGGATGATAAACCTGTAAATATAGAAGCTCGTAGAAATACTACTGTTTTTGATTATATAAATTATCTCGTACTATGCATGGGAAGCACAACAGATAAACGAGATAATGTTATTAAATCTAGTCGCTATGTATTAACTGTACATGATGACTTATCTGGGCAATTTAATGGCCCATATTTCAAAGTAAGTAAAGTTCCATCAAATCTCAGTGAAACTAACTCGTTAGATATCTATGAAATCGATGTCGGATATCCTGGGGAAAATATAGTTACAAATTTTTCTGTTGACAATAATCAGGGCTATAGTATCTTATTTGATTACTCAAAGACAATACAGCAAGCTGATTACTCATATAGAATAAACGATAATGGGGAAGTTGATTACATCTATGCTCCAATTATCTCGAACTCACCGCAATTAATGAAAACAACTGAGCAAGACAAAACTTGGTGGACATCGATGACGCAATTTCCCATTACTGCCAGCGTAACTATAAAAGGATTATTAAGGCCAGTTGTACTAATGAGTTATGTAAAGCTCAATGTATTGTTCTTCGGTAGAAGACATACATCTAGCGGATATTATATAATAACAAAACAGCAAGATAGCGTAGACGCAAGTGGTTATAGAACCACTTTAACATTAAAGAGGATAAAAGGCGAATCTGATTTGCCTGCTTATTTTTAATCTATGATTACACGGGCGATAATACATGATATACTAGATAACGGCAAGAGATTTAAAGTGCGTATACCTATATTTGATAATATAGAGAGTGCTAGAGAGTATACCGCAAACGAAGATCTCAGTACTGGAATTGCTGTAGCATCTAAATATGTTAAAAATGAACTTAAAGTCGGAGATGCTGTTATAGTAGGTTTTGAGGATAATGATGATAGTAAACCAATTATTCTAGGGCCATTATCATCTGTAACCTATGATGATAATCCATCAGATATATCAGCTAGATCCGTAGATACTCAATCATTAAAGGTGAGCGAAAAGGTTGATTTACCTGTCGGCACCAATATAGGTAATATTACTTATGGCCAACTTTTAGAATCAGTACAACCAAATAATCCTACAGTAGTTGGTTTAATACAAAGACCGGCTGCTGGAGGTCCTGCAAACGTTAAGCTTAAAGCTAACACATCAGGAGTAATATTAGCTAGTATTGGATTTCAAACAGCTGCAAATGATAAAATAATATCAGTTATCGCACCAATATATAATAATCAAACA